TCAGCTACCACGGTAGGTTGAATAACCATATTGGCTGAGTAAAAGGGGAACATGGAGACGCTGATTTTTCTGTTCTACAGTGAAGATGACGGGAATTGATGGGAAAAACGTGGCCAAATTTTGTGATTTAAAGTAGTCACCAGTATAGAAAATCACTCGATAGGTGCCGGGCTCCATATCGCCTTTGGCTGGGTAGAGTGAACTGACTCTGCCACCTTTATCTGTTTGTTCTGTTGCCAGTGTAGTCCAGTTATTGCCGGTCAGTTTATCCAGTTCAACTTTGACTTCAGGTGAAGGTAATCCTGTTTGCTGATTGAGAATATGGACACTCAGGGTCCCGGAAGGTGCTGCATAGGCCGAGAAGCAGAAACTTAAAGCCAAGCATGACAAAATCGTTTTCATTTATTCTCCTATAGCCGTGATAGGCGTAACTTTTTAAAGTTATTAAAAATCAAATAATTAAAACCATTAATCCTAAATCTTTCTAAATTCGCTCTAAATCTCATAGAACTCACTGCCTCTATCGTCTCTATACTTATCTGTCATTGCCGATGATTTATGCCCCAGTAGCCTCTGTGCATACTCAGCGTTAAATTGCTCAGTGTAAACTCGCGCTGACAAGCTTCTTATCTCATGGAATGAGGCGGGGGTTCCTGTCCACTCAAGATTTAGTTTATCTCTTAGTAGCAGGAAATGCTTTGATATTTTTTGCGTATTTACCTTTAAGCCTTTTTTATCAGATATTAAATAGTCAGATTTATTATTTATTTTGCACAGTTTAATCACATCATGTAAAGTTGCACTCACCGCTTGACAGTGAGTTGTTAGCTTGATTGCTATTTTAGAACCCGTCTTTTTTTGCTCAACTCTTAATGCCCCGTTAACTATATCGCTGAATTTCATTTCTGATATGTCACTAACTCTTTGCCCCGTCACAATCGCAATCAGTAGGCTATTTTTTATCCATATCGGGTATGATTCAGATAGCTCTAAAATTTTAATAAAAGAACTTAAAGAAAGCCTAGATCTAGCCACTTTTGATTTTGACGTTCTTGTCATTATCACCGGATTAGCATCAACAATGCCGTTTGCGATAGCTTCTTTAAATATATCAAGCAGCAATGATCTAATTAACTTTGCTGTTGTCTTCTTTCCTTCATTTTCAATGCTTGCTATAAATTCCGCGATATTTTGAGTTGTTATGTTGCATATCGGGGCATCGTTCATTCCAGCTTTTATTCTTTTTATTCTGTCGTTATAGTCAGATATCGTTTTTTCTTTTAGCTCTCTGCTTTGTAATAGTACATTATATTTATCAATCCAATCGTAAAACGTGACTGTCGTCTTATTATTGATTTTATCTACAAGACTAACGCCACAATCAGGCAATATAGAAATATTAGCGGCTACAGCCTCGTTGACTGCAATCCTCTTATCCCTGCCTAATCCGTACTCTTTACCTGTACGCGGATCACGGAAAGAGTAATATCCGCCACGGCAGTATAGATTTGGCGGCAGATCCTTTGTTTTATGAGTTCTTCTGCGCGCCGCCATCCTTGATCCTCGCTAACAATGTTCCTGATTTGACATTAATTTCTGGACTTTTTAAGTTAATTCTAACTGCTATTTCTTCAAAAACGTAAGAGCGTCCATATTTGACTGGTGGCGGATATATTCTTCCGCTTCTAATATCGCGTCTAATTTGTTCTTCGCTTAGCTCTATTGGCTGTAGTTTATTCCACTCTTTTAAAGTTAATAATCTCATAAAAAACCTCAATTTACAGACGCGACGAATCCGCCGCGAATCGGTTATTGTTAAGAAATTTAATTATCTTGAAACTTCTGCACACTCTAAAATTGCATTAGAGTTTGCTTTTTTGAACGTTTCTAGTTCTGTTTGACATTCTGAAAGTGTGGGATAGATATATTCTGATGTGGGGGTTATTTGACTATTTGAAATCAAGATTAATGCAAAGCCTATTATCATTTAATTAAGCATCTCCCTTAGCGAAAAACGCCGTAAACCCTCGCCCAATGCGGGCGGGGAGCAGTCACCAATTCAGTCTCAATTTAATTAACGGAATCAATCCCAAATATATCTGAGCATGTATATTGTCGCCGTGAGTTTCTTTAACTTTTGATTCAAATTCGTCAACGCTTCCTCTAAAGCATCCTCGATTGACGCCGATGGACCCGTCACTCTGTCTGAAAGCTGACAATACGCCATCCTCTGAGCCAATACTGCCAATTACGATTAAGTCTTTTCTGCGCTTCAACAGAGCGTTGCCGAACACATGAGCATCGCCGAAAGCATGAGCATTGTCGGACACCAGAGCACTGTCGAACACCCAAGCGTTGTCGTACACCCAACAATTACCGCATTGACCCAAATTTCTCTCGCTCTCAATCCACCCGCCTAAATCCCCTGCTTTAACATCGGAAAAATCTTTAAGTGCTTGAATTCGAAATAGAGTTCTATCTCCGATTTTTTTTTGTTTCTTCTGTCAGCTTATATTTCATTTTAATTCCTCGACTAATTCTTATCTTTTATCTTTTGTTAATATAGTCATGCTGCTCACACTCGCTTAATTTAATTTAATTTAATTTTATTATCCACTTTATACTATTCTATAAGTAGCCATCCTTGGCTGTTGGGCTGCTAGAATGGGATGTCATCGTCAAAATCAGGCGATGGTTCATTCTGTGGCGTGAAGCTGTGTCTGTTAGCGTATCCGCTACTGCCGGCTTGTTGCTTTTGCTCTACAGCTTTGTCATTGTCACGCTTTCCACCAAGCATCTGCATTACCCCCCCGACATTAACCGCCACTTCGGTTGTATAACGATCTTGGCCTGACTGATCCTGCCATTTCCGTGTCCGTAACTGCCCCTCAATATAAACCTGTGAGCCTTTACGTAAGTATTCGCCAGCAATCTCTGCAAGCTTTCCGAATATAACTACTCTATGCCATTCTGTTATTTCTTTCTGCTCGCCTGACTGTTTATCACGCCAGCTTTCAGATGTAGCAAGAGTCAGATTGGCCACCGCTCCACCATTGGGCATATAACGCACTTCTGGATCTTTTCCTACATGCCCGATTAAAATTACTTTGTTAATCCCCTTACTCGACATTGTTTACTCTCCCCAATTCTGATTTCCTCATGCTGTAAACTTCGTCTAGCTTTTTAAGCTTATCCTTGTCACCTTCAAGGGCTTTTTTTATTTTATTATAAGCTGCTTCCAATCTATTTAAATCTGCATTTAAAGCATCATTTGTGAACCACTGCAACGGGCAGGGGGGAGCTATTTTCTCAACGAAGTGTTCACGTCTACGTCCGCGTGATTCAGTAAGCATCATTGAAAAACTTCCGTCGATATCGCTCATTGCTTTTATTTTTATTCCTCCAACTGCGACGCCTCCATACTTAATAGTTCTATCGCCATATATTGTTAGGGTTTTTCCAACCCACTTATGACCGTCATTTCCCCATCCGCCAATTAGAATCCGGCGCATTGATTTAGATGGCTTGTAGGGTCTTCCGTCAAATCCAGCTAAATCTATGAAAACAGGTTGTTCTTTATTTCCAGCCCTGACTGCCTTTATTTCTGCTGTAATAGTTGTTGTTTGAACATCTTCAAAGTTAATTTGATCTGAGCGTGGGATAACAGTTTTTGAAATATCCATTATATTATTACCTCTTCATTAAAATCTTCATCAAATAGATAAGCAGGGATATTTATTTCTGACGATGGGAGAACAATTCCCTCATATCTTGCTGATTCGTTTTCCATGCACTCGGCTATTTTTTCGAGAGACTCAAACATCTGCTTTCTTCCCTTCTCGAGTGAGTCTTCACCGATGAAGTACATGCAGTTTTGATACGGCGCTTTATTCTGTAGAGCGAAGAAGCAGAATTGATTTAATTCCCTGCCAGTCGTAAGCCTCAAAACATGGAGGTAAAAAGCGGCTTGGATATGGTAATGCCACTTACCGAAGTCCTGACTAAATCGCCGTTCCGTGGCGTCCTGGCAGCTTTTCACGTCTAAAGGGTAAGGATAAGAGTCTGATAATCTATCAAACCGACACTTTAGATCTAATCCTGTCACGTCACACTTGGCAAACATTGATACTTCTGAATGACCGGGCGCTCGCATGTAATCAACAAAGTCATGATTCATTCGCGCCGACTCAACCATCTTATTTACCGTCTCGACTTCGCTGCCTACGAGAATGAACTCGGCGCCGTAATCCTTTACAGCAGACTTGTAGTCGGGAGACCGTCTATCCAGCCCATCAGCAAGTTGGTAGAAATCACGCTTAAATACATCAGGTTCAAGAATCGCCGCATGAATTGCGCTACCGATATGCGCCGACTTGCTTCCTTTGAAGGGATTAAAATAAAGATTGGCCGGGCTAACACTGATGGCTTTTACTGATGTCGAGCCAATCGCGGGATCTTTATGGTATTCAGCATTAGAAAGGTCGTAATAAATACCAGGTTCCATATTTTCACCCCTTTAAACTTTTCTCTACTATTGCATATACAAAATCAGAGTAACGCTCTTGTGCAAAGTCATTATTTAAATACTTTGAATATTTTGGATCTTTCGGATTAAAGTCTTCTAAATTCTCAGGAAATAATTTATCTATCTTCTTATACTCTTCTCTTTCTAGCTCAATTATCTCCTGCGCTCTATCATGAATATACCATCTGTAATCTTCTGCTTTATCTTTAAGAGAGTAGTAATCCATAGTCGACACCTCTTGATTGAAAAATCTTGTCTCTTTCTTTTGCCTCGATATTAGATAACTTTATCCCGATCCGCCCCAGCCCGATTCCGTCAATGCCATTCTTTCTACATATATTAATTATTTCGTTTTCTGCTTGCTTAATTTTAAATATTTCAGATTTAGTCATAACTCAACCCCATTAAGTTTAATCATTTGCAGCCGCCAATATTTATTATCCGGAACACAGTATTTAGTGAAGACGTTAACTGTAAAAATTAATTTATTCATGCGTAAGCCTCCGTGTTCCTTTTTGCTGCTTCTTCTAATAGATTTTTAATTTTTGTTAATAGTGATTTAGCGGCGCTAATGACGCCGCCGATAGCTTTTGCCATTAGCGTTACTCCGTTTTGATTAATAATTAATGCTAGTGTGTGGTATTTTGTCATCTTTAATAGCTGAAAATGTACTGATTGCTTGCTCTCTGCTTAGTCCAACAATATTGATTAGCCCGCCCACCACCTCGGATCCAATACGTTTTCGGTGATTTTCGTTCGCTGTGCGCTTACCTAATTCATCTTTGATACGCCGATCTTCTGCCAGCCGCTTTTCCTCAGCTTCTTGCGCTTTACGTCGTTCTTCTTCGATAGCTTTCTGTTTGTCAAGCTCTGCTCGTTGTTCTGCCGCGATACGCTCACGCCTTTCTCTTTCTACAGCGGCATGTAGTTCACGCTCGCGGCGCTCGGCTTCCTCACGCTCACGCCTGGCCTTTTCTTCTTCCTCACGTTTAACGCGCTCCGCAGCTTCACGTGCAATGCGTTGCTCATTCTCAATGCGCTGTTGCTCAGCGATACGTGCTGCTTCTGCTTTATCGCGATCAAATTTTTCGTTCATTAGTAGAGCGATTTCGTGGTCTGACTCAATACGCTCAGCCAGTGCCTTATCAAATGCTGCGTTCATTTCCAGAGCTTCGGCATGGTCAGCGTTGAACTTCTCTTCTGCCTTGATTCGCTCTTGCTCAGCTTCCCATTCGGTAAGAGGTCGGCGCGTTTCATCACGTAAAGCGTCACACTCATCAACAAAGCGTTTAATTTCTGCTTCCGCTGGCTTTACCGCTTCTTTGAGTCGCTTTAAATACTCACGACCGGGCTTCTCAATTGCTGTCTTGCTACGTGAAACCTGAGCTGCAAGTGATGCTACCCGTGCACGACCTTTCGCTGTGGTCAGATCTGGCACCTCATTTACTGATTTTCGAATTTGTTCAAGGAAGCCATCCAAACCACTCTGAACATACAGCGCCGGGGCTTGTTCAGGTTTAATCTCCAGCACTGCTAAATCTGTTGTTTCTGTCATGTCACTCTCCTGAATGTTTGTCATATAACCGACCACTCATTGAATATGTGCTGATGTTATGGCATAAAAAAGCAGCTAATTGGCTGCTCACACTGCAAGTAATTCGCTTAGCTCAAATTCGTGAATATCTACGCTCTTTCCGTTATTTTTCCGGTACTCTATTTGCATTTTTAGCAATTTAATTTTTCCTTCTTTTGTGACTTTGTAATATTTGGAGCAATCGTCTTCGTTAACTAATTTCAATAAATCTTTCGACAACAGTAGCTCGACTCTCTCGCTTAAGTCAGTGCAAGACTTTTCTGTATGAGAAACATTAAGCCCTCTTTCTTGATTAGCTAAATAAAGAACTTTTTCAATAGTGTATAATTTTTCCACTTTCCTCTCCCCCATAAAAAAGCCCCTCAAGAATGAAGGGCGAAGACTTATCTAATTTAATCAGAACAAGACATCCTCATATCCTGTTCATAGGGCAGTATTACCCACATAGCCCACTCTTAAATGAGCTATAGGGGGTTACTATATAAGGCCGTATTGATAATTAATTTCATCCAGCGATTCTTTGTCCTGACAGAAATAGTAATCCCAAGATTCCTGATCAAGAGAATCTCTAACTAACTGCCATTTCCAGCCATTGTTATGCCTTACGCGTCTTACTTTTCTCTCTACAACTGTGTCGACATCAAAAATAGCGCCGTCGCATCCTCCCCCCATGCGCAAAGCATCAAAGTCAACTTTAACCACTCTCCCAAATTTTGGTAGTGGTCGTAATTTCATATAATCATCAATAGTCATAATTAATCTCTTAAATGAGCTGTAGGGGGTTACTCACAACGTGCTTTCAGCTTGCATCAGCCCACGCCTTTGAGTGTATTTCGACTCTGCTAGCCATCGCCAGAGCCATATCCAGAGCAAGAGCCAGCACCATTGCCATTGCCATGGCCAGAGCCAGAGCCATATCCATAGCCAGAGCCATCGCCATAGCCAGAGCCATATCCATAGCCAGAGCCATCGCCATAGCCAGAGCCATATCCATAGCCAGAGCCATCGCCATAGCCATATCCATCGCCAGAGCCATATCCATAGCCAGAGCCATATCCATAGCCATTGCCATAGCCATAGCCAGAGACATATCCATCGCCATAGCCATAGCCATAGCCATCGCCATAGCCATCGCCATCGCCATTGCCATGGCAAAATATCAACGGCTTAATTAACCTCGACAATTTCCGCCCCCTCGATGCTTTTAATACAGGTTTTTGACAATTCAAGTATTTCAATTGCTTCAAGCCACACTTTAGTGACTGGCGCGGTTATTTTTGATTCTCTTTGTACTATTCCGTATTCGGCTACTGCTGAAAGTGATATAGACTTAGCTGCCTTCCAGAACCACAATCTTCTAGCTTCTGAAAGAATAACTTCTGATCCGGATTTTTCGATTAACGTTCCGAACCAGACCCCAGCTGAATTAGTTCTGATAATTACTTTTTGCCCGATGAACTGCTTACCAAATTCAATCGCGGGGACTTGACTTGCACAACCAAAAATTTGGATTAACTCTTTTGCTTGCCCGATTGTTAACTCATTAATATTCATTTTAATTCCTTAAAAAAGCAGCCTAATCGACCTGTATCTATTCAATAAGCTAGTGACCATTGCCTAGCAATGGGTAGGGAGTGAGTAGCTATCTATTCATGACGACGTACATTAATCGACAATTCCGTCTATAACTTTCTCTACAACACGAACCGCTTCTCTTAGCTTTTCTAGTCGCAGAATGTCAGCTTTTCTCGCAGACTTTACAGCTTCAATGAGAAAATCGTTATCAGCACTTGCTCTGATTGAAGAATCGTTAGTTGCACAAACCACCAATTTGATTTGGCATCTCTCATGCGTTTCTAGCAAGCCATTTGCCTGCCTTGTTCTTCTTTCAATTTCTGATATTTCATCAATTAATTTTTTAATTTCCATACTCACCTCGCTGTTACTTGATTTGATTTACGATGACCTGCGAAATAGATCGCAACATCCGGGATGCAGATAGAGCCTGCCTCACTACTTTCTATCTCGTAGATTCAGAGTGAAGTTAACCGCTTTGTCGCAGCGAGTCGTTGCTTTGCGTTTAGATAGCTTCTGTACTTCTTGGTTGGATTTCTTTGCGTTATAAGCAGTCATGCGTCTTTGATCTCTATTCATTGTTAGAATCCTCTGTAAGTTCTTTGGTGGAATAATCAACGCGACATTACAGCTCTATCTAAGTTTGCGCTAACTGCTGTCCCGATACAGATCCACTTAGCGAAAAACGCCGTAAACCCTCGCCCAATGCGGGCGGGGAGCAGTCACTCTCGGTGATTATTCCCCGAAGATCTCACTCCGGCCTGTGTGTTCACAGGGGCATATTTTTAAAGAAGCAGCCTGACAATTGTCTGGCGCGGTAGAAAATACATTTACCGCCTCGATGTTTCGTCTCGATAAGGTAATATTGAACTATCAGTACTACTCAGTCAAGTACCAAAAGTACGAAATTGAGATGTAACTAATTAACTAACTGTTTTTAATTGGTTTTTATTTTTATTACTTGCGTAATTTTGAATAAAATCGCACTTTGCGGCTAAGTATTAGGAATTGATGGTGCGATAGGTGGGGTAGGGGCGAAAAAAAATCCCGCCGGAGCGGGAGTGTTAATTAGAAGAAGTGTTGAACTGCTTTATAAATGGCTGTGCCTAATGCAATTATTCCTGGAACGCCAAGCAAAATGGCGAGTTTCGCATCAGATATTTTTTTATCGACAGTATCAGTAGACGGTTTTTTAGTTAGTGATTCTTTGATTGATTCTAGCCGTTCAAGGGCAATAATCATGTTTTGATTAACTAATTTGAAATCACCTTTTAGCTCGTCAATATCTCTTCTAATGTAGCTAACATCGGACTCTAATCGAGCTACTCTTGGCTCCAGCATGTCGCCACCTCCACCATTCCCACCACCATAACTTGCGTTATCTTGACCTCTATTGGAATAGGTGTCAACATTCTTTCTTTTTGCCATCGACCTGTACTCGCTTCCTTTCTCGATAGGTGTCACTATCTTTTCGTTAGGCATTAATAAGCCTCCGATACTCTGAAAAATGCCCTGTTAGAGTCGACCTTCAATCCATCTTTTATAAGCTCTGCTTCAACGAGGTAGTTACCCACCTTCTCAATCTGGATGTTTCTAAATGTTAAGTTAATTGATGCGGCTATATCATCTTCATTATTTAAAATGTCTTTAACTCTAAGGTGTGTTCCAACCTCATCAGCAATGCTTTTTAAAACTTTACCCTCATCAACATACATAGATAATTTTAGGTAATAAGACTGGTTGTGAGATAGACCGACAAAAAACACGGCAAAGTTAACATCAGTTATTGATGGGAACTCCTCGCAGTCTAAAACCAATAACGGGGACATGTTTGAAGACTTTAACCCATCTCTTTCCATTCCATGAATAGGACAAAGAAAGGCTATCTTTTCATTGTTCATAAATCCCTCATCTTCATTTATTCAAAGAAAACATAAATTCACAAAAACCGCATCTTAGCCTCTACAGCTACGCCCGCATTGAAATAATCCAATTAACGACATTCCTTCAACTTGTTAAGATGCCTTATTATGGCGTTTTGCGCTCAGTTCTTTGTATAGTTCGTCGTAATGCCGTTTTTTCTCTTCAAGAGCTTTTAACAGTGCATCTGCTTCGCTTTCGGGAAGTTCACCAAAAAGTTCTAATAATATTTCTTCTCTTTTGCTGAGGTCGTGCCTTTTTTTATTATCATAGCCGTCTTCTCCATCTCCATGCTGTAGCCACACGACGTTTACCCCAAGAAATTTAGCTAATGCATTCATTTTTTCTTGACGTGGCAAAGACTCAGCGTTTAGCCACTTACTTACACCTTTTGATGTCACATTAAGCGCTCTGGCTATCGCCATGCCTCTACCGTGATCATCAAGCCCTTTTTGTTTGCAAGCCTGCGCGAGGCGTAGGGCGAATTCTTTACGCATATTTTCACCATGAACCATAGGTACGATTTTAAACTACTTGCAAAAACTTTCAGTTCAAGCATAATATGTACTTAAAGTACGAGAGAGGAAGTTAAATGCACAGATTAGACGAGCCAATAAAAAGCATAGGAATAACAAAAGTGGCTCAGGCTTGTGGAGTTAGTGAGAGAGCCGTGTACAAATGGCTCAAAAATGGCTTTCTTCCAAAGACTGAGTTTTTCGGTAAAACCAATTACGCAGACAAAATAGAAGAAATTTCTCACGGTCAGTATAAAGCCTTAGATTTGCTAGATTTGAGCAAAAAGAAATTGCTGTCCGCTTAATTTAATTAGCTCTTTAAAAATATGCGCCCCTCGGAATACCAGGGAACTAACTTAAACGTCAGCTATTAGCTGAACGTTCAACTAAACACACAGGGATATTAACAAATGGAATTCGCAAAAGAACGCAAGAAAGCATTACAGATTGAGAGTTACTTACTTTCAAAGATTTCAGTACGGGGTCAGACAAAGCTAGCTAAGATGCTCGGTTTGAATGACGCGGCAGTAAGCAGATTAAAGACTGCAACAGGCAAACAGAAGTACAGCTCAATGAAGTTAATGAGTTTGATATTGGCTTTTGCCGGAATGGAAACACCAGAACTTGATTTAGTCGGAACAATGAGCAGACTAGAGAAGAAACTGGATAAAATGGAAGAATTGCTATCTAAGAAAAAGCCCCGATGCGCACAACCACAAAGGAGCTTTGCGTTTGAGTAAAAATACAGGAATAAATCTACATGAATAATATTAACAAGTCAAAAATTAGAGAAGAAAAAGCAAAACAACGAGCCGCCCAAGTAGGCGGTTTTTCTTTGGTAGCTGCAAAAAAATTAAGGCAGTGTTTAGAAAAGGCGAAAAGAGGTAGGGTTTATGAGTAGAGCAGCGACTGACTGGGCGTGGAAGGTTAAATCTAAATCAGCGTCACACAAATTAATCTTATTGGCTCTTGCTGATCGGGCTGATGAATATCACTGCTGCTACCCAAGCATCAGTCGCCTTGAAAGAGATACCCAGCTTAACAGAAAAACTATAGGTGAAGGCATTAATCAGATGATTGATGACGGATTGATTTCCGACACGGGAGAGAGAAAAGGGCCAACAAAAAGGGTTAGGGTTTTACGTTTGAACGTCGAAAAAGAACAATCCCAAAAACGGAATGATACCAAAAACGGTAATATTACCAAATATGGGTCAATTGATCGGGGTAATGATCCCAAAAACGGTACTTTGAATGATCCCAAAAACGGTACTTTGAATGATCCCAAAAACGGGATACAGAATCAGTCATTAGAACCAGTCAAAGAATCAAAAGATAAACACCCAGCTTGCGCTGTCTCAAAATATGCTTTTGAAGGAAATGTAATCCGACTGAACAACAAAGATTTTTGCGCCTGGAAAAATCTATTCCCAAAAATTGATTTGGTTTCAGAGCTGCAACGTTACGATATGGAGTTTACCCACGAAAGACCGAAAAATTGGTTTAGCACCCTCAGCGCAAAGCTCAAGTATCAGAACGACAGGGCGACCGAACGATCATCAAGCACGATCCCTACAATTCAGGTTAGTCAATCCGGTTATGTTTTCATCAACTAAAACGGCAATGAAATCGAAAATTAAAATCATCCTGATTGCAGGCTATAACCGTGGGCTACTCACTGAGTCGTTTGTCGGATACTGGTTCAGGCTTTTAAACTTACGGGGTACATGATGACACCAAAAGAGCTTTCCGATCAGCTATGGAACCAAGTTGATCGTGTTGTTAAATACCTGCTTCCGAACGGAAAGCGTGAAAGCGGGGAATGGGTAGCCGGAAGTGTAGGCGGTGAAGTTGGCAAGAGCCTAAAGGTTAACCTCCAAGGCAAGAAAGTTTGGCAGGACTTCGCAGAGGGTGACGGTGGTGACCTACTAGACCTTTGGGTGCTGAGTCGTGATTGTGGCCTTCACCAAGCCATGCAGGAAGCGAAAGAGTTTTTAGGCATCAAAGACACAGACCATCACTTCGCTGCCAAGCAACAAAAAAAATTTTCCCGTCCAAAGCCTGAAAACATCAAGAAATTCGTTAAGAAAACCGATGATTGTTACGACTACCTAGAGAGCCGAGGCATCACACGAGATACTGCTGAAAAATTCAAAGTATCGAGTGCCGTAGTCTGGAGTCATGACGAGAAACGGGAACTCAAAGCAATCGCCTTCCCGTACAAGCGAGACAATGAGTTACTACAGGTCAAACGTATCAGCACTGAGCGACCTAATGGCAAAAAGGTCATCATGGCAGAGGGTGATTGTGAGCCGTGTTTATTTGGCTGGCACACTATGCCCAAAGAAGCAAGAGCAGTGATTATCTGCGAAGGTGAAATAGACTGCATGACATATGTACAATATGGATTCCCTGCATTGTCCGTGCCTTTTGGCGGTGGTAAGGGCGCAAAGCAACAATGGATTGATTTTGAATTCCACAACTTAGACAGATTTGAGGAAATCTGGTTGTCACTCGACACTGACGAAGTGGGACTAGTAGCAGCAAAAGAGATTGCCAGTCGGCTTGGTGATCACCGCTGTATGCTAGTAAAACTGCCTCACAAAGACATCAACGAGTGCCTACAGTCCGGCATGACTGCCGAGCAGGTTCTGGATGTTTTAGAGCGAGCCGAGATGTTTGATCCTGAGGAACTCTATAGCGCAAGAGAGTTTTATAACGACACTGTAAACGCATTTTACGGGCAAGAACAGTATCTATTCACTACGCCTTGGCAAACATTAAATCGCAATTTCATGTTTAGAGAGTCAGAGCTGACACTGGTGAATGGTGTCAATGGACACGGAAAAACAGAAGTTGTAGGTCATATGATGCTTGAGGCTATGAAGCAGGGTGTGAGAACTTGCGTGGCTTCACTAGAGCTTAAGCCGGGGCGTCTTCTAAAGAGACTGACAAGACAAGCAACTTGTGCAAAATTGCCGCCACTAATTGAAATAGAATCAGCGTTTAATTTTTACGATGACAGGCTTTGGCTTTTCGGGTTGACCGGAACAGCAAAGGCCGAAAGATTGATTGAAATTTTTGAATACGCTCGTAAACGCTATGGCGTTAAGCTTTTCATCATCGACAGTCTGATGAAATGCGGAATCGGAGACGATGACTACAACGCACAAAAAGCTTTTGTTGATGCTCTTTGTGACTTCAAGAACAGGACTAATAGCCATGTTATTCTTGTCACTCACAGCAGAAAAGGAGAGAGTGAAGACAAGCCGACAGGGAAGATGGATGTAAAGGGATCAGGATCAATAACTGATTTAACAGACAATCTTTTCATCATTTGGCGCAACAAAGGTCGTGAAAAAGCACTACAAAAGCAACATCTTAATGAGACTCTTAACGAAAAAGAGAGAGTATCTCTATCCGCACCCGCTTCAATGCTCATGCTTGAAAAGCAGAGGAACGGGGAGGGCTGGGAAGGAGGTATACCGCTTTATCTTGACGACCCGTCACATCAGTTCGTGACAGCAGAGGGAGCGTCAGCATATAGCTACATAGCAAATATGCCAGCCAGCGACTACAACGAAGTCTGGGCAAGTGAGAATGTGACTGAGATTTAACTACCACCGCTTAAAGCGGTTTTTTTATGCCAGCAGGAGAGAAATATGATTTATCGCAGGGGATGGGTTCCAGTTCTGAATCGAACTGAATTAGAGCGAAAGCTAAAAGAACAGGGTTTTGAAAACTGGAATAAAATATCAATGTTTCTCTGCTTGGGAAGCACCGAGGGCTGGAAAGATTATTATTTAGATAAATCACGATTCGCATACCAAGTTGTCGATAATACAGCTTGGCGAGGCAAGAGAGACGGCAATTTTTGGCAGAGACTTAACCGAATCTGGTTTGTTCCGCTTTGGTTTTTAACAATCCCGTTTCAGTGGCTTTTTAGGGGAAAAGTTGGATTTGATTCTACATCAAAACTCGGGAAGTTGCTGAATAAGATTACTGGCCTTGAGTGAGGGTAGAGACATGCAAAGCATCACAGAGCTTAAAGCAGAAATTAAACGCTTGAAAGATGAAAACGAATACATGCGAGTGAGATTCAAAGAAGTAGACAGAATTTGCGGAAAGTTAATTTTAACTATGCAGTGCGCAGTCATTGATTCAGAACACGGGAAAGGCGATAAAGCAGCCGTTAACTGGATATATGATGCGCTTTTGGGTCTTGGTGAGTTGCCGCCAGATGGAGAAACTAATGCTCAAGAATATGCAGATCGAAATCTGCTGATAGGTTCAGTAAGGTTTCAGCAATCGAGAGCTGGAGTAATTAAAAAAAGGAGTTATTTTTGGTTTCATTTTATCTAAGAAATGAAGCTGTCCGCAAAAATCTAATTCAATATATTAACTCGCTAGAATTATCAGACAAAAACCCGCTTGAAGTTAAAATAAAGCCAGCATCTCGAACGCTTCCGCAAAATGAAATATTTCATGCAATTTGTGGCGACTTTGCTATGCAAAAAATAACTTGGGGTGGAAAGCCTCGGAAGCTAACAGAATGGAAACCCATTTTTGTCTCAGGACATGCTGTTGCTACTGGGAAAGATGGTGAAGTATTGAAAGGAATCGAAGGCGAGTTAATAGCAATCAGAGAAAGTACGGCAGCAATGAGCAAAACAAGAATGTCTAGCTTAATTGAATACACAACTGCATTTGCGGCATTTAATGATATTAAGCTAAGAGCATCTTTCAATATTGACTATTTTGGAAAAAGAATATGAACGACAAAGACCGGGTGATTAAAACACTAAGTGGTTTAGATAGAATAAGCTTCAATAATCTAATGATTAAGACTGGAATTAATCGATCTGAACTACGCATGATAATAAATGAGCTACTCATTGAGTTAATTGTAAGTGTAGACGAAAGGTATAATTACTATTTAGTAAAAAAAATAAATGATGTTGAATATAAAAGGCATGAGTCTAAATCAAGAGATCTTGAAAGACGGGGGCTATTTAGACGGGCTGCTAATGAATGGTTGGAAGCAATGCAATCAACCAGTAACGCAATATTAATAGAAACCGCCATTAAAAATAGAGAGAAATGCTTAAATAGAGTTTCAAAAATAAGAACATCTCAAAACGGGTATTTGGCAGGGTGTTGTAATCAAAATACATACAACCTACTTAACTTATAAATAAAATATAAACCATATTAAAACTGGATCTAATAATGACAGAGAAATCAAATACACCCAAAGAGCATAAAGATTGCTGGCGCACCCCTCCTGAAATATTTAATGCTTTAAATGCAGAGTTCTGCACTGTCACAAGAGGAGATCTTGTTAATTTTGGCAGTAGCATAATTAGAGGTGATCGGTGACAGCTTATTACAACGAATTCGACAAAAAAACAGCAAACTGGCTGAGAGAGTTAATCAAACAAGGTCACATTCCGGACGGAATTGTGGACGACAGGAGCATTGAAGATGTTAGAGCAGAAGAACTTAAAGAATTCACACAATGCCACTTTTTCGCGGGAATTGGCGGCTGGCCTTACGCATTGTGCCTCGCAGGAATCCCCGACGATTTCCCGTGCTGGACTGGAAGCCCGCCCTGCCAGCCTTTCAGCGTTGCCGGAAAGCAACTCGGACAGCTTGACGAAAGACATCTTGCACCAAAATTCTTGCAACTCATTAACGAGTGCAAGCCTACAGTCGTTTTTGGCGAGCAAGTTGCAGCAGCGATTAGAAAAAACTGGCTCGACGATTTATTCGTTGAACTGGAAAGGCAAGGTTACTCCTGCGGGGCGGCAGTATTGCCAGCTTGCAGCGTCGGCGCCCCGCACAAAAGAGATCGGCTGTTCTTTGGTGCAGTTAACAAATTGGCCTACGCCTACAACCATCGACAACAATCAAGTCAGGGGAGAAGGAGCAACGATAGGAACATCGAGAGGATCAACGCTTGGAGGGGCGGCGAGGTTGGCAGGTTGGCCTACACCTCAGTCTCACGACATTTGCGGAGACAGAGCTCCAAGACTCAAGAGAGATGGGAATCGGGATCCGAACAAGCTGGAAAGTTATCGGCACGATCTGGCGGATGCCTCTTACCTGATTTTCAGCCAAGCGCCGGACTGGAAACCGTGGCCGACGCCGACAGCGAACGATTACAAGGGGAGCAGTCCGACAGTGATACGCAAGGATGGCAAGGATCGGACTTTCGACAGGCTGGACTATGCAACAGAGCAGGGCATAACCCAAGCATTGAGGATCAAGTCTTCTGGTCAGGTGCTGATTGGATCGGATGCAGGGATGGAAAGTTCAGGCCAGTTGAATCCGGCACATTCCCGCTGGCTAATGGGATTCCCGCAAGAGTGGTGCGATTGCGCGGCTATGGCAACGCTATAGTTCCACAAGTTGCAGCTGAATTTATCTCTGCATTTCTTGATTCAGTAGAAGAATTAAGCGAGTTAAAAAATGATAAGCAATAAATTAAGAAAGGCGGCAGCAGGAAGAGAGTGTCAAGTTAGAATCCCCGGAATTTGTAATCACAATAATGAGACTAGCGTGTTAATACATATCAGAATAGCCGGACTTTGTGGAACTGGAATTAAGCCACCTGATATTTTAACAGCAATCGCTTGTAGCTCTTGTCACGATGAAATAGATAGAAGGACGCGAGTAACTGACGCTGAATATGCGCGAATGTGTGCGCTCGAGGGGATGGCGAGGACTCAAGTGTTATTCTTAAAAGAGGGATTAATTAAGATATGAATAAATATCGATTAACTCTGCCTTGGCCACCAGGAAACAATCACCTTTTTCCGGTGTTCAGGGGCAGAAAAATTAAGAGCAAGAAGGGTAGGGAATATTCAGAAAAAGCGGGCGAGTTAATACTTAAAAACAAATGGAATTTTAAATTAAACGGAAAATTAAAAATAAGTATAGAAGCTTACCCACCTGATCGCAGGGTTAGAGATTTAGATAATCTATTCAAAGCCCCGCTAGATGTTTTAACTAAGTACAATGTTATTTCAGACGATAGTAATTTTGATGATATACGCATGAAGCGAAAAGAAATAATTAAACATGGAAAGTTGGAAATAACAATCTCAGAAATAGAATAAATCAACTTTTAAATTTAATTATCCAACCCTTGGAGGTTTAACCGTGCCCATAAAACAATTACAACTTAGCAAGGAACAACATGACTGGCTAAATGGATGGCTGGAACTTTGGGGGGCTTGGGTATACAGCGGCAGGCTAGACAAACGGCAAAGCAGCATTATCGCTGAATTCATGGCAAAAGTGCAGCCACAAGGCTACCCATGCAGTCCGATGTGTAATGATGATGACGGGCTTCTTATCTCTCATGTAGTTGATAGAGTTTTAAGTATAGACGTGCAAGCCTTTAATATTTTGCTCTCTTACTATGTTTATAAATTGTCAAAAAGAGCGATAGCTAATCATTATCATAGAACTTGTAAGAGAAGAAGAATGACGACAAAAGGGGGCGGAGTGTGGAAAAAACCATCCCTTGGCACATGCAGAAATGAGATAGACGATATTCTTAATGCGTCACAATGCTTATTGTACGAACCGCTGTTAAATGCATTCAAATGTAGGGCAATTGAGAAAAAAAACAGGAAATATTCAAACTTTGCTATTGACTTTAATTAGCCAATTAGCCACAATAGCGTTATATAGTGCCAATATTGTATATTAACAAAGGCAACAAATATTAACCTCGCTTCGGCGGGGTTTTTTTGTATCTAAATTTCACTCTGCGCTTAACAGCGAAATCCTCACAAAAAATTTAAAAGGCGACGCATACAGCGCAGGGTGACCCTTTTTCAAAAATAAACGGCGGTAAAAATGGATCACTCTAATCCTTTCACTGCCGCCGCAGTGCATTTTTTTAATGGCCTAGCGGTGGTTGCGACAATTGCTGGAATTAAAACGCAAGACGTGATTTATCTCGGGGTCGGATTTGTCGGTATATGTATCTCTTTAACTGCATTGCTCTGTAGTCGCTCAGATGCTTCACGTAATTACAAAGAAAACAAAAAAAGAACTGAGATATTAGAACGCTATCTATCATCTAATAATGAAGTATCAAAATCATCAGTTGAAGTAATTAAAAAAGCAGCTGAAAAAGGCTTAATCTAATGAGCAACTTAAAATACAGATTGAGCGCAGTAATGCTTGCAATGATAGCCGCTGGTGCAGGCGCTCCCGATCTGATGAATCAGTTTCAACAAGAAAAAGAAGGTTTAAAAACAACGGCTTATCCTGACGGTCGAGGGATCTGGACAATTTGCGGCGGAGTAACTCATGTTAACAATCAAGCAGTAAAAAAAGGCATGAAATTAACTAGTGAGCAATGCAAACAAATTGACGAGCGAGAGCAAGCAAAAGCATTGGAATGGGTAGATGAAAATATACACATCAAGCTAACCGAACCGCAAAAAGTCGGAATCGCGTCATTTTGTCCGTGGAATATAGGCGTAAGTAAATGTTTTAACTCAACTTTCTTCAAATTAATCAATGAGAACAAGCGCAAAGAAGCTTGCCAAGAAATAAAAAAATGGATATTTGACGGGGGCAGGGATTGCCGAAAGCGCGAAAATAATTGTGCTGGCCAGGTTATAAGGCGCGATCAGGAAGCAGCATTAGCTTGCTGGAATATCGATGATTAGCTCATTAAGAATAACAATTATCGCATCTATTGTTTGTATTGTTGCTCTTAGCTTTTACAGAAGCTTGTATCACTCAGCAAAGCAAAGAGCAGATGAAGCAGATAAAATAATCTCTAGCTTGAATCTAACAATAGAGCAATTAAATAGTCAGCAAGAGCAAGTATCAGACATCGACAAAAAATACACTAGCGAGTTAAACAAAGCTAATGAAGAAATTGAAAATCTGCGCTCTGATTTGTCTAACAGCGTTAAGCGCGTGTACGTCAAAGCAAGCTGTAAGAAGTTGTCAAAAGCAGCCACCGCCTCCGGCGTGGACAATGCAGCCCGCGCCGAACTGGATAGAGACGCTGAACAAAATTATCTACGTCTCAGACAGCAAGTAACTAAAATGCAGAAGCAGCTAGAAGCATTGCAAGAATACCTAATCAAAACCAATAGTTTCTGAGTCTCTTTGATTGAAAGCAAACTTTTCTAGTGTTAATTCACTAGCTACAGATTGAGCTAGTCGCCACATTGTGACATTTCTTACGCCACCGGCAGCGACAAAAGAATCTAAGCTATCACAGTATTGATAAGCAACATTAGAAATTTCAGGCTCTCTTTGCAATCTTTCGTATCGAGTCAGCGCTAGCATTTGCATGTGTTCAGATACATCAGCAGGGATAGCTCTTTCCCCCTTCTCCCATCGTTGCCACGCTCTCGGCTCAACACCGCCGATATGTTCGGCGGCCTCTGCTGTGGTTAGAAAGAATAGTTTTCTTAATTGTTTAAGTTCAAAGTTAGTCATAATTTTTTACTGTAAACCTTCTGTCATCAATCTCAACAGCAACAGGTACATCAAGACTCATTGCTTCGCGCTCCCACTTTTTGTGTCGAGATATTTTCACGTCAGAACTATTTACAAGCACTCGTTGCTGTGCGACTTCGTCATAAGTAGAGAGTGTTGAGAATAGAACGATTTCGTTGTGTTTGTATTTTTCAATGATGTCAGTGTCATAAATGACAGCGACAACTTTGTTGAATTTGTTGATGATGAATGCTTCTTTTGAAATGTTTTCTGATTTGATGTTCATTTTTAATCTCACTATTTGAGTTGACCAGACCCCTTGCCTAGTCAGTAAGTACATTATGGTCGCAAACGCGACCGGAGTCAATACTTTTTTTAATTAATTTTATGCTCGCTTAATGCGGGCTTTTTTGCATCTGCAATAAATCGCACTCACTGCGTTAAATTAAATCCCGAGACTACTTTTCACGAAAGCGACCTCCGAGGACACCACTGCATGGTGAAGTCGGGTGTGGGCGTTCTAGTGAGCGGAGGTCTCTTTTTTGAAGGGTGATAACCATGCAATTAGTAGAAATTAAAAAGTTCGATATTCTAGCCAATTCATTCTCAATAGCAGAAGGCGTAAATCGTAGTCATGAGACTGTAATCAAATTAATCGACAAGTATTTGCCAGATCTTGAAGAGTATGGAAGGGTCGGATTTGAAATCCGAACCTTCACTACAAATGGAGGGAAACAAAAGCAAAGGGTGGCTATGCTCAATGAACAGCAATGTACATTATTAATCACTTTCATGAGGAACAACAGCGTGGTGATAGCCTTCAAAAAGGCTGTGGTTCGTGAATTTTTCCGAATGAAGGCGGTGCTAGCGAGTAAAAAATTAGATAGAAACACCTCAAGGCTTGAATACAAGCCTATGACCGATGCCATTAAAGCAGATCGTGAGGAGCAAGGAAAAAGTATTGCACCTTATCATTTCAGCAATGAAGCGGACTTAATCAACCGTATCGCCCTCAATATGACAGCGGCAAAGTTTAGGGTATATCACGAAATAGAGAAGAAAGAGTCCATCAGGGATTATCTAACTCCCGAGCAGATCCACTGCATCACTGAGCTACAACGAGCAAACACAGTTTTCATTAGCATGGGATGGGACTTTGAACAGCGTAAGAATGCACTCATGGGATTATTCGATAAGAAACACCGTCAGCCGCTGATAGAAGAACAGCACAGGTTAGCAGCATAGTGCATTATTAATTAATTTTAGCTCCGATATCTGCCATTTTTTTTACAACGCGCGATAACTCATCTTCTGATAATTCTAACTGAGCTGCAATGTAAAAAAGAATGTGTTGTGACATTCCGCGAGGATTTTCACCCCCGGTATATTTGCGCCATTGGCTGTTACTTGCCACGCCCGCTAAATCTGCCATTTGATTTCCGGTATAAGACAAAGATTCTTTTAGCTCAATCAAATCAGACGGGGCAGGGGAGCTATATTCTTTAATCAACTTCATTAAACACCTCAAATATAGCCCCTGCCGGGGCTGGTGTAGTTAGATGTATTTAATAATCAACGTAGTCACTGTAGCGACAGCACCGATAAGGCTTGAGGCTACAACGATGGGATACCACGCTGCTTCACGATTAAGCTTTGATGTTTCAGCCATTAGTTTAGCTATTTCAGCGTGAATTTTTTCTAACTCTGCATTATTCATTGCTTTAGTACTCATTTTATCATCCTTTCGGGGTGCGGGCTGCGACCTATTCGCTACCCTATGTAAATAATAATAGCCCCAATGGTGCTATAAGTCAACGCTTTTTATAAAATTCTACAAATGCAGTTTATAAAGCTGCATTGATAGAGTTTTATTCTGAAAACAAACATCTCAGTTACGAAAATTACGGGGATATATTCAACAAGTAGAGGAATGTTCTAAATGACAAGTCTGACAATTAAGCAAGAGGCTTTCTGTCAGGCATACATCGAGAAAGGTAATGCTTCTGAGGCTTATCGGACGGCGTATGCTGCTGACAAGATGAAGCCTGAGACAGTTAACCGAAATGCCAAGGCATTACTTGACAACAGCAAGATCGCAACAAGGCTGAGTGAATTGCGTGGTGATATTCAAAAACGCCACAGTGTAACGGTTGATATCATTCTCGCTGAGCTTGAAGAAGCGCGACAAGCGGCATTACACGCTGAAACACCTCAAGCTTCTGCTGCTGTTTCGGCAACAATGAGCAAAGCCAAGATTACTGGGCTGGATAAGCAAGTCATTGAGCACACTGGCTCAGTCAACATAACGACCAGACCACTATCGGATATATTCGGAAATGGCTAATCCTCACTTTCGACCATTCATCAACGCAGCGCCATATAAGGTGGCTTACGGTGGGCGGGGGAGTGGCAAAAGCTATTTCTTTGCTGAGCTAGCGGTTGAGGTTGCCAGAAGAACCAAGACGGTAATACTTTGCGCTCGTGAGTTCCAAGGCTCGATTAGCGACTCGGTTATAAAGCTGCTTTCTGAGACCATTTATCGGCTCGGTTATCAAAATGAGTTCGAGATACAGAAAAACACGATCATACATCTCGGAACGGGCGCAACATTCATCTTTTTAGGCGTGAAGAATAACGTCACCAAGATTAAATCTGTGCAGGGTGTCGGCATTTGCTGGGTGGAAGAAGCTGAGTCGGTAACTAAAGAGTCTTGGGAAGTGCTATTGCCCTCGATTCGCGGTGATAAAAACGCGGAAGTGTGGGTCTCGTTTAACCCTAAGAATATTCTTGACGATACATATCAGAGGTTCATTGTTTCCCCGCCGCAGGGAACTATTCTCATTAAGGCAAATTATCAGGATAACCCTCATTTTTACGAGACTCCGCTACCGCAGCAAATGCAAGAGTGCAAGGAGCGTGATTACGATCTTTACCTTCACATTTGGGAAGGCGAGCCCGTTGCTGATAGTGACCTTGCGATAATTAAACCCTCATGGATTGCTGCTGCTGTCGATGCTCACATCAAGCTAGGATTTCAGCCATCTGGTAAGAAGCGAATCGGCTTTGACGTGGCAGATGAGGGCGAGGACAGTAACGCATTAACTTTTGTGCACGGTTCAGTCGTCAATAACTGCCAGCAGTGGAATAAAGGTGACGTCATTAGCTCTGCTGATAGAGTTCAGCACTACGCCGAAAAACAAAACGCGGATGAAATCGTTTATGACTCTATCGGCGTCGGTGCTGGTGTCAAAGCTCACTTAAAGCGAACCAGTAAAATCGATGCAATTGGATTCAATGCTGGTGGAGCAGTCTTTAAACCGGATTCTAAATTTTCAGACGGTAAAACTAATAAAGATATGTTCTCAAACATCAAGGCGCAAGCATGGTGGGGAGTGCGTGAGCGCTTTTATAACACATGGCGATGCATCAATCACCTTAAAAATAACCCTGATGATATTAACTTTGTTAAACAGTTTAAGGATGACCAATTGATTAGCCTTTCATCTGATATGAAGCTACTCGAATACCTCAAGGCTGAATTATCACGTCCGTGGGTGGAGTATGACAACAACGGAAGAGTGAAAGTTGAGAGCAAAAAAGACATGAAAAAACGCGGTATACCCTCACCAAACCTAGCAGACTCTTTAATTATGGCCTTTGCTCCAGTTCACAAGCCGTTTGTAATACCCGATGAGGCATTTTTCTGATGAAAAAAAAACAGCATATAAAGCGCCCCTTCAACAAAGGGGAAAGTAAAGAGTCGTTAAGAATACCCGATTCAGCATTCTATCAGGAGATGGAAAAGCCTAAGTTTGAATTTAAGCCTTACGAGCCACCCTCTGGCGTGTTACCCAAAGGCAAGGAGAATGTATTAGCTAATGACTCCACGCCCTACGATCTGCTAAATAGTAACCACAGCTTATGCCACCAATATGGTGGATTCAGGGGCTATCCATATCTAGCAATGCTTTCTCAAGCGACTGAATACGCTAACGTACATTCTGTCATCGCTGATGAAATGACGAGGGCGTGGATAAAAATTACATCATCAGATGATGATGAGTCAATCGTTGAGAGAGTTGAGGATCTACTTGTTAAGTATGATGTGAAGGAAGTTGTACATAAAGCCATCCATCATGATGCCATGTTTGGTGTTGCTCGAATTTATATAGACACGAGCGCAGACGATAACGAAAAACAGAATCCGCTTTTTAAAGATCCTCGCAAGGTGAAAGGAAAGCTAAAGCCAACCAGTTTTAAGCTGATTGAGCCGATGTGGTTGTATCCAGCCATGTACAACTCAGTTGATCCGCTAGCCGATAATTTTTACTTACCTGACTCATGGTTTGTAATGGGCAAGACAGTGCATGCCTCGCGCTTTTTGAGTCTGATAACGCGCCCCGTGTCTCAAATTCTATTGCCTTCTTACAATTTCGGTGGCTTGTCTCTTACACAACTTATGGAATCCTACGTTAATTCTTGGGAGGAGATAAGGAAAGAGATACCGGAAATAGTTAAGGCGTTTACCCTTGCCGGCTTAAAAACTGATATGGACGCAAGGATGCAAAACCCGGAATTGTTTAAACGCCGCATCGATCTGATGACGAGCTACAAAACTAATCGTGGCGTTCTAGCACTGGATAAAGAGGAGGAATACTTTCAGGTTAATACTCCGATGACAGATCTTGAAAAGATAGCAACTAACTATCAGGAACAGCTTTGTATACCCTCAAGATTGCCTGTTATCAAGCTGTTAGGCAATGCCCCTGCTGGACTCAGTGCAAGTGGTCAAGGCGAAATAGATGTCTGGCATGAAACAGTAGCCGGTATTCAGGAGCGCAATGTAAGGCCGCTCATAGAAGATATGCTGGATTACATCATGTTGTCAGAATGGGGAGAAATCAAAGAGGAGGTATCTTTTGAGTTTAATCCACTTTCAGAAATGACTGACGAACAGCATTCAGAAATCAGGCTTAAAAATGCACAACAACTTAACGCGCTGACTATGGCAGGTGCTATTCAGCCCAGCGATGCTAATCAATGGCTAATTAACGATCCACACTCAGGCTTTGCCTTCCTTAAAGGTATAGAACATGAAGAAAGGGAAGAATACGAGGACGATACAGATAACGAGGAAAACGCTTAATCCCTCTATCCCGAATGCGGGCGTTAAATACTGGTATTACCGCGCATTAAGAAAACATATTTCAGCCATGTCTGACGATGTAATCAATGAAATCGAAAACCTAACCAAGCAAAGTGTTCTGGCGAATGATGCCAGCCCAGCAGCGTTATTTCGCTATTTGCTTAGAAGGCTGACTACGCGTTGGAGCAAAAGGTTTAATCAACTATCTAAGGGATTAGCGAAAACATTTTGCGAATGCAGCGCTGACACTATCGATAAGCCGTTGATTGCTCAATTAATAGAAATGGGGTTTGCCTTTGATTTCAAAATGACGGATGCAATGCAAAACACTTCAACAGCAATTATTGCCGAAAATGTATCGCTAATTAAGTCAATACCTCAACAGTACTTTACTCGAATTGAAACGCTGGTCATGCAGTCTGTAGCCAGGGGTGGTGATCTTGGCGAACTAAAAAAGCAATTAAAGCAGCAGTTCGGGGTAACGGATAGGCGGGCGAGACTGATAGCAACCGATCAAAACCGTAAGGCATCATCCTCACTGGCCGCAATCAGACAGCAATCGCTAGGCATTAAAAAAGGCATTTGGTTACATACAGGGGCTGGACAGCATCCACGCCCTGACCATGTTGCGGCAAATGGTCGTGAATTCGACATCACAAAGGGCTGCCTCATCGGTGGGAAATACATTCTACCCGGACAGGAAATTAATTGTGGCTGCACGTGGCGGCCAGTTTTGCCCCATCAATAGGAATAAACATGCAACCAATACACAAATCCCTTGCGATGGACTCAGCCCGCGAGGTAGATAAGTTCGGAAAAATGTACGTGCGGGATAATCGAATAAGTAAGGCATGTATCAGTGAATACTACGGTAAAGAGATACCAAGGTATCAGGAGTTAGGGCTAGAGCCTGATAAGTTATATCGACTTTTTAGAGATCCTAAAGAAATAGAAAAGGCGATTAAATCGTTTAAAGGCATTCCCGTTTTACTTGGGCATCCCGCTAATGATAGCACTCCTCTTACTGAATTAGCGGTAGGTTCAGTGATGGATGATGTTCGCTTTGAGTATCCTTACCTGGTCGCCTCAATTGCGGTGTGGGATGAAGGGGCACAAGCAGGGATAGAGACCGAGATACAACGAGAGCTTTCCCCTTCCTACAGTTACACGCCAGACGTTACGCCGGGTGAATTTGATGGAGAACCTTATGACATTGTGATGCGAGATTTGCACGCTTATCACCTTGCCATTGTACCTGACGGGCGAACTGGCCCCGATGTTTTAGTTAACGATGCAAAACCAGAGGGTTTAAAAATGAGTGAGCAGGAAAACAAAGCCAACGATGATGTGTTGGATGGATTAAGAGAGCGGCTACCCAACGCCAGCGACGAGGATATCAAAACTATCTCTGATTATATGGCTGAACACACTGCAAAAGCAAATGATTCAGACGATAAAAAAACCGATGATGAAGATGATAAGGACGATAAAAAAGCTGATGATGAGGACGAGGACAAGTCTGAAAAGAAAGCTAATGATGCAAAATTCATCACTGCCAATGATGCAGCAATTATAGCTAAACAGGCAGCCGATAAAGCGCGGTTAGAAGCACATAATCATCATATGGCATTGCGTAAGGCAGAGCGTGACTGCGCCCCGCTTATTGGTGAAGTGGCTTGTGATTCTGCTGAGGAAGTTTACCGCATGGCGTTATCACAGCAGGGAATAGATGCAACAGGTATTCATCCCTCAGCTCTACCAAAGATGGTGGAGGTGCTTAAATCCCGGCCAGCAATGGCGCAAATGGTCGCGATGGACTCAAACTCAGTTAGCCGTGTAGACAGTTTTTTTGGAGATAAATAATGGCTTTTCAAAATAAAGTTGAACTATACCCAGCACCAGGGCGTGAGGGTTCGCCCGCGTCATACAATGCAGCTTTTGCAGTACCACCTCCTGCCGAGGGGTTCAGAGCTGGGTCTGACGGCGTGACAATGTCGCGTTTTGTTTGGCGTGACACCAGTAATGATGTGTTAGTCAATAACACTGGCACAGGAAGTCCACTGGGATTCGTCGGTAATGAAATGACGGGGATCATCGGGGTGCTCGATTCTACCACAATGAAGATTTATCAGGGTGCACAAGTCTCTGTATACATGACAGGTGACTGGTGGGGTAAATCCGCAACCGAGGCCAGCATCGGGCAAAAAGTATTTGCAGTACTTGCTGATGGGTCGATTAAAACGGGCACAGCTGGTGCAACGATTGACGGCGCTGTAGAAACGCATTTTGTAGTCATGACATCGGCGGCAGTCGGTGAAATCTTTAAATTCTCAAGCTGGAGCTAAAAATGTCACAACTTTCACAACAGGACTTTAGCGCGGTAATGCGTCGTGCTAATGAAGGGGGCATCACACTACCCGCTTCCGTTAGTCGCCTTTATCTGGCGAACGACTCACAACTACTGCCATCAACGGTAACAAACGGCGGTATCCCCGCAATTGTTGCTGGTGGCATTGATCCTAATGTAATAAAGACTATCTTTGCACCTACCCGCGCCGCCGAAATATATGGCGAACGTAAGGTCAGCGCATGGGAAGAAGATTACCGCATGATTGGTCGGTCAGAGTATTCTGGTGAGGCAGTTTCTTATGGTGACTATAACGATAACGGCACTAATCAGGTTAACCTGCAATGGGAAAACTTCAGACAGTATCGTTACCAGAGCCTTATCTCTTACGGCGATTTAGAAAAAGATCGTTACGGGCTAGCATTGGTTAATTATGTATCTGAAAAGCAAAATGCAATCGCTAACACCCTAAATATCGTCAGGAATAAATTTTCATTTTTTGGTGTGGATGGCGTGTGTCATGGTTTTTTAAACGATCCATCATTACCCGCGCCGATTACGCCTAAGTCGATAAATGGTTCGGCGACTTGGGAAGGGAAAAGTATCCAAGACCGATATAACGATATTTTAGCGTTGTACAAAGACTTAGTGGAAAGAACTAACGGCGCTATCGGTGACGGCGTAGATATGGCATCACCACTTAAACTGGTGTTATCTAACCAGTCATCTGTTTATCTTAAGAGTGCAAATGAGAGCTTTAATACTTCATTGGAAGACATGATCCGCAAGGCATTTCCTAACATGGTCATTGAAACCGCGCCACAATTTAGCACCGAAGCGGGAGAGCTGGTACAAATGTTTTTACCTAGTTGGGGCGGTCAGCAATCTTGCTATGCCGGATTCTCAGAAAAATATCGCGCTCACCCAGTCATCACTCATCATTCCAGCTGGTCACAAAAGGTATCAGCAGGGACATACGGTGCAATCATCACACAACCGATGTTCTTTGCGCAAATGCTAGGCATCTAATCATTTAGGATAAATTTAATGGCGAATAAAATTATTGTGGGGTGCAAATTGCCCCACGGCTTAACTGTGTCTGTCAATGGCGTTACTGTCACTTTTAATGGTGCAAGTCAGGGATTTGGGGTTATCACCCCTTGCTCAGTGAATGGATCAGGAATCACCCGCGAGGTCGATGCGGATTGGTTTGCGGCATTTCTTAAAGCCTATGCAGATGCACCTTTTGTAAAAAAAGAGCTGATATATCAGATTAAGTCAGAAGCTGCGGTGCAAGGTGAGACCAGTGATCGCAAGAAAGTCAAAACGGGCATGGAAAAAATTGTGCCAGATATGGGTGATGCGAAAATTGGAAAAGTGACAGAAGATAAGGGGGTTTAGATGGCATCGGTGACGCTAGATATTGATAAGTTTCGGGCGCTATACCCTGAATTCAAGGGCGTTACCGAACCACAGTTATCGCTTTTGTTTGATATGGCATGTATGGCCTTTGATAACAACAATTTCTCTCTTGAGTCTGATCTTGCTAAACGGCAAAGACTGCTTTATTTACTGATAGCGCATTTGGCTTATATGCAACATGGAGACAGTAAAGGCAGTGGGGGAGTTGGTGGTGGTGCGGTAGGGCGAGTTTCAGCAGCGTCAGAGGGCAGCGTCAGCGTCTCTTTTGATTTTGGATCTGGACTTTCATCCGATTACACATGGTATATGCAGAGCCAGTATGGGTTGCTTTTCTGGCAGCTGACAAAGCCTTATAGGATGTTTGCTTACTTCCCAGCAGTAAAGAGGTGTCTGCCATGCGGACGATGAAAGCACACTTGGATAATCTGGAACGGCAACTTAAGCCTAAGACGTTAAAGTTGGGATTCCCAGCTGGAGCAACTTATCCCGATGGAGAATCAGTTGCGGTGGTAGCTTACACTAATGAAATGGGGCAGCCAGCGAATAATCAACCTCCACGCCCATTCTTTAGAAAGGCGATAGCTGAGCATGAAGACAAGTGGAGAGGAATTGTCACTAAAGCATTACGTGCGGGTGAGAGTGTTGACGCCGCACTCTCTCTGGTCGGTGAGGAGGCTGTTGCAGATGTTAAGCAGTCAATTATCGATTTAACTGACCCACCTTTGTCAACTGCAACACTCTATAACCGAAAACATCGCAGTAATAAACCTAAAAACTTCACAGATAAACCATTGCTTGATACACGGGAAATGACACACACCGTCCAATATTGGGTAGGCGAAAATGAATCTACATCAAATAGTTAAGGGTGCGATTAACATCGTTAATCCGTTCATTAATGCTATTTTAAGACGTTCTGATGGCATTGAGGCAGGTAAGGGGGCAAGCAGAACGCCCAAATACAAGCCTGATGAAATCATCAGCATTCAGTTGCAGCCTCTCACGTCTGATGATCTACGGCATATTGATGGGCTAAATCTCCAAGGTATCGTTAAGTCCATTCATACCGATGGCAATATTTACGGTACGTTAAGACGTGAGGCGATTGGCGGGGATTTAATCATTATCAATGGCGTGACGTGGTTAGTGATCGAGCCTATCGAGCTTTGGCCTGATTGGTGTCGCCTGTTAGTTAGGAGGCAAGACGATGACCAATACACTGACACTTGATGAAATTTTAGATGCAGTCAGGGAATTTTTTGTCAGTTACCTTGATATTAAAGAGACGTGGCGAACGCAAGATAATCGAGTGGCGATGTCTAAAGGGCTTTGCGCTTATCTTACCCCGCTTTTTTTTAAACGCATGACGACTACACGATCAAGCTATATCGATACTGGTTCAACTGAGACGAGTGAGCTAGTTAAATCAGAGGTAAGAACGTGGGATATTCAGGTAGATATTTACGGCGAAGGATCAGTTGATAAGGCAATAGCCTTGGAGACGCTTTTTAGGGACGACTACAGCGTTCAGGCGTTTCATGGGATTAATCCCGCTATCACTCCACTTTATTCAAATAATGTTAGCCAGAATGTCTTTTATACAGACACAAAGCAGTATTTAGACAGGTACACGGTCACATTGACCTTTCAAACAGACATTGGTATCAGCGTGCCGATGGCTTTCTTTACACAAGCAGAGCTAGAACGCTCTCAGCCAGTCAACGAGGCAATATGATCTCTTTAAATCGTGATTTCTCTATTTCTCCCGGCGTGATAAGTGCGCAGGGAACAGCTATAAACATGCAAGGGATGCTGGTAAGTGATAATACCTTGCTTCCTGTTGGAAAAGTGATGGCCTTTTCATCGCAAAAGGATGTAGGTGCATGGTTTGGGCAAGACTCAGTTGAATATATTGCAGCAGGTATTTATTTTACTGGGTATCAGAATGCAACAGTAAGACCGGCTAAACTTCTTTTTGCTCGTTTCGTTAGTGATAGCGGCGGTGTGCCTGGATGGTTATTGTCGGGAAGCTTTAAAGGCAAGACTATAGCCGATATTCAAACAGCAATCTCTACCCTCACGCTTTCAGTTAATGGCAGCTCAGTCACCAGTGCTGGCATTTCACTTGCCAATGTAACGAGTTTTGATGATGCCGCCAAAGCAATAGAAACAGCTATTGGCAATAAAGTGAGTGTATCATGGCTGCCTGTGCAACAGCGGTTTCTTATTACCTCTAATACAAAAGGCGCTAATAGCGCTGTATCAAAGGCTACGGGCGATGCTGCTGATGTGCTTAGACTAAGTGAGACTGAAAATGCCGTTACCTCAATAGGAACGAAACAATCCGATCCAAGCGCTTTCCTTGATGAATTGAAAAATAGCAATCAGGACTGGGTATTGTTCACCACCTTATTTGCACCATCAACGTCTCAAGCATTAGCGTTTTCAGCGTGGGTCACTAACCAGAATTACCGTTTTGGTTATGTGCCATTTGACAGTTCATCTGATCCATTGGTCGCGGGCAATGATAAATGCTTAGCGGCTCAGATTAATGCTGACGGCTATCAGAATGTGTTACCCGTTTACGGCGATTATCGCTATGCGATGACAGTATTGTCTTATGCTAGCTCACTGAATTTTGATGCCACTAATGGTCGCGTATCGTATAAATTCAGGTCATTTAACGGGGTGACGCCAAATGTTAACAATGACTCTGATGCTGATGCTATAGCCTCTAACGGGTACACCTTTTACGGGCAATACGGCGCGAATAGCGTGGTCTACAGCTATGCGGCGGATGGTGCAATTAGTGGGTCATTTAAATGGCTCGATACTTTCCTTTGCCAAGTATGGATCAATGCTAACCTGCTTGGGGCTTTTGCTAACGTATTTACGCAAAACCAATCCTTTCCGTTCAACGAAGAGGGCTATACCGCACTCAGAGCCAGTGTGATTGATGTGGCCGTGAAAGCTAAGAATTTTGGGGCGATTAGACCCGGCATTACACTAGATAACTCTCAGATTCAGCAAGTTATTGGCATGGCGGGCAAGGATATTTCCCAATCGCTCTATTCAGAGGGTTGGTATCTTTATATCCCTACTCAAAACGGAACGAATCGCAACGAGCGCAAGCTAGCTGGTGCCGTATTTTTCTACACCGATGGCAGCTTAATTCAAAGTATCAACCTCGCCTCAATCGACGTCATGTAAGGAATAATTATGCCAATAAATATTACCAGCGCTAACAGTTCGCTGCGCATTGTTGTGCCTGAGTTTTATCCAGGTGGATTTACTGTTGATGATTTTGCCGCTGACAGTATTTTCGAAGTTGCCGCCTTAGATACAAAAGAAGAACTGATGTCAGCGGATGGCAAATATCATGCAGGTTATATTTTCAATCCTACAACACTGACTATCAGCCTAGCTCCGACATCTTCGGCAGGGTTCAGGATAGACGCTTGGCAAAGTGCGGAGCGAGCGGCGGTGGCCTCATTTGGGTGTAATGCGGTTATTACCATCCCTGCGCTTTCAAAGAAATACAATTTGGTGAATGGCGTGTTATTCAGCTGGACTATCACCCCACCAGGCCAGCGTGTATTAGGAACGCGACAGGCCGTTTTTCACTTTGAGTCAGTCACAGGGAGCGATCTGTAATGCGTAACACGATAGAAATTATCATTAGTGACAATAACAGGGATTTTGGCAAGACTTTCATCATTCAGGAGATGTCTGCCGTACAGGGTGAGGATTTGGCTGAAGAAATGTTTCGGGTGATGAGTCGTAACAACTTCTTTAATATCCCGCCTGAAGTAATGACGATGGGAACGGCAGGGCTTGCAACAATTGGTCTCGCCGCTATTGCTAACGCAGACAGGGACGCGGCCAGAGCGATAAATCAGCGCCTGTTGTCAACCGTAAAAATAAGAATTGAAAACGAGGGACGCGCACTTGAGCGCCCTCTTGATGCTGAAACAGATATAGATGAAGTCAGTACGCTTCGTCGCTTAAAAGATGAGGTGTTTAAACTTAACTTCGATTTTTTAACGGTCGCCGCCGAGTCGAATACCCCTACCTAAGACAAGGCGGCAAGCCCCAATCACTTATTAAAACCGCGAATATCCCCTCAAATATTCACTCTGTCGTTAAATCTGGCAAGGCAACATTGTTGGAGTTGCAGCGTGATTACAGCGTTAAAGATCTGTGGGACTTTTTAGAAATGATTTCAGTGGAATCTCATAACGACGCCGCATGGCACCAATATCACGAGGCTATGAGTAAAAATGGAAATCGATGAGTTTGTCTATGTCTATCGCATTGACAGTAAGGGCTTTTTACAGGGTAAGAAAAAGGTTGTCAGTCAATTAGACGACCTAGGTAAGCACTCTAATGCTAGCGAGAAAAAGATATCAAGCCTTAACGCGACTATTACTGATGGGGGTAAGACTGGTGTAAAAGCTTTTTCTGATTTGTCAAATTCCGCCTTAAAATTTTTTGGTGTCTCCCTGACTATCGGAGGCGTAACAGCCTTATTTTCTGGCATGACGCGAAGCATGACTCAGTTGGGGAATGCGTCTGCTTATCTGGACATTCCAGTTAAGCGTCTTGATGGTCTGGAGCGGGCAGCGAGTGCCGCAGGCGTCAGTGCAGGTGAATTAGTTAATACCTTAAAAACGATGCGTGAATCCCAATCATGGCTAAGGCAAGGCTACTCGAGTGTTAATCAGTTTACTCAGGCGATGGCGAGATTGCAGAGTGTCACTGGGGTAGATTTAACGGGTGCTAAAACTGTTGACGATTTATTCAGCAATATTCGCCAAGCTTTGCGATCTGTCGAAAACAAAGACTTACGTTTATTGCTGGCGAATGAGTTAGGGATATCATCGGGGCTTCAACGAGCAATCAATGATAGTTCGTTTGATAAGAACGCCGATTACTTCACTAAGACATCAGCCGCCAATGAGCAGCAGTTAAAGCAAGCCCAAAGCATGGCGGTACAGGTGGAAATACTCAATCAAAGCTACAGCAATATGGGTAAAAGGCTTTATGAAAATGTGGCTGTTCCTCTGGCTGAGAAGATACTACCTGTTCTTAATGAATTTGTTGACTACCTTACCGATCATGAAAAAGACATTGCTGATTTTTTCCTGAATTGCTCAGATGGTGTAAAGGATTTTTCTGATGCAGTTGGTGGTGCTGAGAATGCCATTAAGCTTTTGATCGCCTCTTATGTTTCGCTCAAGGCAAAAGGGCTACTCACGCCAGCCGCCCGTGTTGCAGGTAGTGCTGCCGCTGGTGCGGTTGGGGTTCTGGGAGTTGGCGCAACAACTGCTATTGCCGGGTTAGGGAGTCTGTTTTATAGCAAGGGCACCGTATCGCAAAGCAAAGAAAATAGCGAGATTGAACGTTTATCAAAAATAAACCAATCCGCTAATACAGCCCAATACTCACAGGAAGCCAGAATCCCACGAGGGATTAGAAATAATAATCCGGGTAATCTTGAGTATCGGGGGCAATTTAATGCCGTGGGAAGTGATGGACGCTATGCGAAATTTGCTACACCTTACGAGGGGATCAAGGCAATATCAACTCAGTTGATGCGCTATCACATGGGGAAAACAACGGGGAAACCTTTGCAGACAGTCTCTGATATTATTTCAACGTGGGCACCGGCAAACGAAAATAATGCACCCGCTTACATTTCTCAGGTGGCACATGCGCTAGGTGTCAACGCTACGGATCGTGTCAACCTGAAAGATAATGAAGTCATGCAAAAAATGGTATCAGCCATTATCGCCCATGAAAATGGACGGAACCCGTATGATAAACAGACGATATCTCGCGCGATTGCGGACGGACAGACCTTTAATGCCGATATATCACAGCAATTCGCTTCCCAGCAAAATGCTGCCAATGTATCTAAATCTGTGCAAAACACAAGCACAGTAAACCATAGTAATTCAGAAATGCACATTGGCACGGTCATATTGAACGAGCCTGTCAGTAATGTCACTGATTTAGCGAATCAGTTACAGCAACAGGCTAGAAACTCTAAACTGACTTCGCCATACATTAGCGGTGTTCGCTAGGAGGAAGATGTGGCTATTTTTAATGTAAATACTGGTGACCTGCTTACCCGCAGATTAAACGGGATGCTGAACGTTAATGCATCTACCATTTTTAACGCCGCTCAGAGCGGCAGCCCATTATCAATACTGACGAGTGTGTTGAGTCCAGCTTATCGTATCCTTTTTGCTGACACCTCAGAAGATGCGATCACGGTTGGAGGTGTGGCGGCTATTCAGCCCATTAAGTCGGCATCAATATCAACCGCACCAATAGCTGCTAATAATGGAGAAATGGGTGGGAAATACAGCTCATTTAACAAAGTCATTACACCAGGGCGTCTCACTGTGAGGTTAATTGTTGATGGTTTTACGGGGTTTTCCGGTGCTATTCCTAGTGTCAGCAATTTTAGTCTAACAACTCAAGCTGACGTGCTGGACACTATCGACAAGATGATTGCACAGACCTATCTGTATGATATTGAAACACCGAAAGAAACCTTTTCAGGTTACGATCTGATTGGCAAAGATTATGCAGTCACGGCCAAAAATGGGGTAACAATGCTGGTTGTTAACCTGTTCTTTCAGGAAGTAATTAGAGCAACCGAAGTCATCTTATCTAGCCAGAATACCAACAATAAGCCAGCGAATAATGGCACGTCACAAGCCAGCAGCGCAGTGACAAAACAGGTTCAGTCAGCGACTAGACCTGTACAAACGGATACGTTAACGCGGATTTCAGAGGGAATAAAATCATCGGTCAGTTTTGTTGGTGATTCGATAGATACCATCAAAAGCGGATTTGTTAGCGGCATGAAAACAGCTGGGTTATCCCCGGAAGTGGTGAGTCCGGAAGCGACAAGAAAAGTCACTCAAAATATTCATATTGTATCTAGAGGGTTAGCCTGATGCTAGAAGTGAGCTTATCTCCTGAGAAGTCGCAGCAGTTTACGGTTGAGCTTGGTGGGCAGTCCTGCATGATACGTCTATTTCAGATGAATTCGGCAATGTATTTTGATCTGAGTGTCGAAGGGGGCATCAAATTGCAGGGCGTGCCTTGCCTGAATAACACTAAATTGGTTCGTTATCCCTATTTGAGATTTAAAGGGGAGTTGTTTTTTTCTGACCTGGTAGGGGGTGACGATCCGCATTGGAGTGAGCTGGGTGTTCGCTTTAAGCTGTTTTATCTTTCGAGTGAAGATCTATGAGCTACGAACAAAGAAGTCTTGAATTCATTTTTTCTATGGACGGTGGTCAATTTGATGGTAATGGCACGGATGAAATAAGGATCACCAATGTGAAATCTGTTGTCAGGTTAGGGGCCTATCTTGGGTTAGAGGGATTAACTGGCGAGTTATCTCTGTTTGGCTTGTCACTGGAATTAATGGCGATGCTTTCGGCAAAGGGGTTGGGTGTTTTTACTAATCGCAGTGACAGGTTCAGGGTAAAAATCAAGTACAAGGAGGGCATTGTCTTTCAGGGCGGAATTGTATCAGCGTGGGCAGACATGAATGCCGCACCAGAGCCAGTGTTAAACCTACAAGCAGTTGCCGCCCTTGATGCAATGAAGATGGCATCACAAGCCTATTCGCAACCGGGTATCGTTAAGATCGCCGACATGTTAACCGCGATTGCGAGCACGTCCGGGATCGGACTCGCTTTAAATGATATAGGTGACATAACAAGTCGCCCTAATCCTCATTATGAGGGCAGTCCTTACGAGCAGTTGACGCGAATATGTTTTGCCTATGATTTAAATTTTTATTTCGATGAAAAGAACACATTTAATGTATGGCTGAAAAAGCGTAATGGAATTTCCCCATTGATAAGTAAAGAAAACGGATTAATTGGCTATCCAGTTTTCGTGCAGAGCGGCATCCTATTTAACGCATTTTATAGCCCTATGCTTAGTGCCGGGCGTGAAGTGCAACTAATCACTGACCTACCTAATGCTACTGGAACTTATATGCTCACCTCTGTTAATCATGCGCTTTCTGCGTGGGTGCCAGGTGGGCAATGGCAATCGGTCTGTCAGGGTATCAGAAAGGATAACATTAATGTCAGACAATCTACTTAAACCGGAATCAACTAAAACTGATAGCGGCGCTATATCCTTCATATTTGAAAAGCTCCTGTTAGAGAAAACTTTTATTGAACTGGTGACAGTTGTTGCCTCATACCCAGATACACAAACGGTTGATATAAAGCCGCTAGTTGCAAGATCTGATAGTGAAGGCAAACCGATTGCTAATAGTGTGGTTCACGGCATTACCTATCTAAGATGGCAATGCGGAAATAGTGCATTAATTATGGATCCTGTTGTCGGTGATATTGGCTTAATGGCGGTGAGTGATAGGGATTCTAGTGCAGTGAGGTTAACCCGGGCAGAGTCACTGCCCGTAACCCGTGATAGTCACTCGCGTACCGATGGTGTTTACCTAGGCGGGCTTTTGAATATGCAGCCCAGCCAGTTTATTGAACTTAAAAACGGCGCAATTAATATTACTACGCCTGATAAAGTTAATGTCACATGCGGTGCTGCCATGATAGTAGCAAGTGATAGCGTAACCGTTGATACGCCTTTAGCAGAATTCACCGGCGACATTATCGATAATGCAAAAGACAATACATCAACCTTAAAAGACTTAAGGGAAAAATTCAATGCTCACCAGCATCAGGTTGCAGGGATTGAAACAGGCAGCAGCACAGTTGAATCAGATAAGCCAAATAATCCCACAGGATAACTATTATGCTAACAACTTCATTAAAGCTAACCGAAGGTTGGGACCTCACGCTGGATGGTGAAAATAACCTCGCAACGGTAAGCGATGCGAGCGCAGTCGCTCAGGATGTGTCTAGTGCGTGTAAAACACATTTAGGCGAGGTTTGGTTTGATACTACCATTGGGATCCCTTGGCTTACTCAGATTCTAGGCAAACCCGTAACGGCCATTTTCATACAGTCTCAGCTAGAAAAGCAGGCTAAAAGATTAACTTATGTGAGTGATGCGAAATCGACGGTGATCAATGACCGGACGACAAGGCAGGCCAAGGGCGTGATAGCCATTGTGGATACTGACGGACAAGAATTGGCGGTGATACTGTGAGTGAATTAACGTTAACAACAGCCGTACCCGGTATAACAATAACCGAAGCAGGGTTATCGGTGCCTGATACCGCTGACATACTTTCAGGGCGATTAACGGATTTATCTAACGCACTTGGCGGTGATATGAGCCGTGAACTGACGACTCCGCAAGGTCAGATTGCAAGCTCTGAAACTGAAATCATCGCGGAAATGTACGACCGACTTCTGACCCTATTTAATCAAATTAATCCTGATTTTGCCTCTGGACGCTTTCAGGATGCAATCGGTAGGATTTATTTTCTTGACCGGATCGCGGGCAGAGGGACGGTTGTCACAGCTACTTGCACCGGATTGCCTAATACCTTCATCCCATCAGGAAGTCTGGCGCAGGATGTGAATGGTCATCAATATGCCTCTTTAAGTGATGCAACAATCCCTCAATCGGGGAAAGTTGATGTGGTTTTCCAGTGTGAAACAATTGGAGCTATCGTGTGCGGATCAGGTGAGCTTAACCAGATATATCGAGGCGTTTCTGGATGGTCAGCTATTTATAATGCCAATGCTGGAGTGACAGGCAATGTGAGCGAGAACCGAGCATCTTTTGAGGCTAGGCGTAAGCGTTCTGTCGCGGCAAACTCACGAAATTTAGACCAGTCGCTTCAAGCGGCATTACTAGCTGTAATCGGAGTGACAGATGCCTATGTTTGGTCAAACAGAAAGTCAGTCACCGTGAATAAAGGGACAACAAATTTCCCAGTCGCGCCGCACTCTGTCTATATCTGTGTTTACGGCGGCACAAAAGATGATATTGCACAAGCCATTTTCCTGAACAAAGCCCCTGGGTGTGATATGAATGGTGATACACAAGCGATTGCTTATCAAACAGAAGGCTACAGCAAACCTTATCCCGAGTACGATATCCAATGGCAAACAGCTAAGACCAGAACATTGTACTTTCGTGTGATACTTGAGAATAGCGAGACAGACTTGCCAGAAGATACTACCAATGCGATCAGGAGCGCGATCAAGTCAACGTTTAATGGCGAGGATAGAGTAAACTCGCCCGCCTCTATTGGTTCGCTTATCACTGCAGGGCGATATTACTCTGGGGTATCATCGGTTAATATCCAATCGCTGAATGTCTCATCAATTGAAATATCTAGAGATAATCGGCAGTGGTCAAGTAGCGTAACTTTGGGGATTGATGAAGTGCCCGTTGTTTCAGACGAATCAATTTCGGTGGTGTTTCAGTGAGATACTTAAAAACAATTCAAGCCCAGTATGCGGCGTCGAAAAAACTTAACGGTATTCTGTCTACATTTGAGGGGGTCATCAACCTTGATAAATTCACTGATGATTTTTTAACACAGGTCTGGGATATTTCTACAGCTAGCACCTATGGTTTAGATGTTTGGGGAAAGATTGTCGGTATAACTAGATATTTAGGAGTTGAAGATGATCCAGATTTTTTGGGGTTTGACGAGGCTATGGTTGCCAATGAGAAAGGCTACCCTCAGCCTTTTAACATCTCACCCTTCTACAATGAACTAACACCGACATCCGTTGTTAAATTAAGTGACGACATTTATAGAAAGCTCATATTGTCTAAAGCGTTTAGCAATATCACGGACGCAACTATACCAGCAATAAATAAATTTTTGCTTATGCTGTTCAAGAACAGGGGGCGAGTGTATTGCACTGACAATCACGATATGACGATGAATATTGTTTTTGAGTTTTATCCCACCTCTGCCGAACAAGCGATCATCAAAAAGCTGGACATCATGCCGATACCGAGCGGCGTTGATGTCCGTTTTGTGATAGCTCCGACACCAAATTTTGGTTTTTCCAAAGATACTTACCCCGCCGATGACGGGGCATTTTATTAAAGATCAACCCGCTACGGCGGGTTTTTTAATGGAGTCTTAAAAGTGAAATCAAGCGATACGCCTAAAAAACATTCTGTCCCTTTCGGCCAGAATGGCAACAGAAATGACATACCAGAAACTACGACACAGGGTAGCGGGTTAGCGTCACTGAGGGAAGGATTTCCGCCTCTCACGATGACACCAAAAGTTGCTGGTGGAATCCCTCCCAGCGGCAAGGACTTCAATGGAATATTGAATGAACTATCAGCACAGTGCAGGTGGAATAGTACAGGTGCTGGTTATCCGTTTGATCAATCATTCTGTGATGGAATTGGCGGTTATCCTGTAGGTGCTAAAATTCCCCAATCAGACTTAAGCGGGCTCTGGTTAAACACGAAAGAGGATAACACAACTGATCCCGAAGCGGAAAATAGCTCCCTGACCGGGTGGGTGCCAGTAGAAACATATGGTGTAACAACCATTTCTGGGCTTGCAGCTTCCAGTGTAACCCTTACCAGCCTCCAGGCAGCCAAAGACCGCATCAAACTAACTGGCACACTTACGTCAAATATTAACGTTGTATTGCCTGCATGGACTAAGCATTGGACTGTAATTAACGGATGCACGGGTAAATTCTCTGTAACTGTCAAAACTCTATCTGGCAGCGGTGTTGTCATTCCTGCTGGTCTGACAGCTAACGTTTTTGGCGATGGAATAAATATAATTCAGGAATTATATTTGCTTGGATCTCCTGGTCGCCAGATAAACATGCGAGTTATAACATCAAGTGGGGCTTATTACCCAACTGAGGGAGTAAAAAAAATAATAGTCGAGTGTGTTGGCGGTGGTGGAGCTGGAGGGCGGTGTGTGGCGACAGCATCTGGATATCATAATGTAAGTGGCGGCGGGGGAGCAGGTGGAACCGCAATGGCGATCATTAAGGACCCCCTCAAGGAATACAGTGTCATTATAGGAGCTGGTGGACAGGGTGCAGCGTCACCATCTGGAGCGTCTGCATCAGGAGGGGGAGAAACTTCTTTTGGGGTCGCATGTTTGGCTGGTGGAGGAGCGGGTGGGGGAAATGGAAACAGTGCATCCATACCTAGTAACGAAGCTGTTATAGCTTCTGGTGGAAGTGCGGGCAGGGGTGTAACTGGCAATCTATTTCTTGGCTCATACGAATCAGCCAGTCCAAGCATAGGGGTCAGAACTGGAAGGATAGCATCGGGTGGTGGATCGACAAAGTATGGAAGTGGTGGAGAAAAAGTTGGGACGGGAACAGAGGATTCTATTTCAGGTGGTGACGGAGTGGGTTTTGGGGCTGGTGGAGGTGGTGCAATTTCTTTTGGAGCAAATAAATCAGCATCAGGTGGCAGTGGAGCCAATGGATTAGTAATTGTATGGGAGTATTCTTGATGAGATGGGCATTGGTAAGAAATAACATAGTTAAAAATATTGTAATTTGGGACGGTAATGGTAATATTTTTGACGATTACATAACAGTGCGTTTGGATGAAAACTCTCCAGTATCGATAGGCTGGATTTATGACCCTGAGACTGGAGGGTTTAGTTATACAGATTGAAATCATGATGGTTTAATTGTCATTGAATATATCATGCTATTAATTTCAATCAGCTCAATATTAACTATTGCGCTGATTATTCTTTCTTACATTGTCTATGCAATCGATCATAATCATTATTCTTGATGTTGAGGATTGATAGGAATGAAAGAAAATAGATATCTTTATATAGACTTAGCAAAAGTTATTGCGATTTTCTTAGTTATTGTAAATCACACTAATAGTGGAATCTTTCTTAGTCTAAGCCCTTCACCTATATGGTTTTTATCAGTTTTTTATTTCTATGTTTCAAAGATCGCGGTGCCGATATTCATTATGTGCACAGGCGCTCTGCTAGTATCAAGAGTAGACGGATATGGAAAGCATTTGCAACGGTTATGGAGAGCCATTGCTGTATTGTTTGTTGCTTCTTTTATATATTTTCATGCGGGGAGTGGATTTAATATCAGCAATGAAACAGTGAAGTCATTCTTTATATATTTTATCAACAAACCAACATCAAATGCATTGTGGTATATGTATCTATACATTGGGATTATAAGCGTCATGCCTTTCTTGCAGAGGCTTGCCGCATGTTTGACAAAAAGAGATACTGAAATACTGATTTGCATTTCTCTTATAGTTCCAGGTTGCATATCTCTTATTGGCCACTTCATTAATGTCACTCTTTATGAGAGGGCTAATTTCTTTATCTATAGTTACCCTATCGGTTACTTGTTTGTTGGTAATTACATAAGTAATTATGCTATGAGGCTTAGACCATACACAAAGTTAGCTATTTTTATTTTTATTGCTTTTACTATACTTGCTACATTTCTTACCTACTTTCAATATAAGTCTGGATACTCAGTTTCTTTGTACTGGAGCTATTTAAGTTCACTTACCGTAGTGATCCCTAGTGTAAGCATTTTTTACTCGGTGATTATAATTGCCAGTAAATTAAAAAAACAACTGGAATCGTCGATTGTTCAATCTATATCGATGTGTTCTTTTGGAATGTATATATTTTCTGACATGATTATAATTAGTACAACGAAATTTTATTCATGGCTTTCAAGCGTAGCTAAACCCTTTTTGTCTTGCTTAATATGGCAACTAATAATTTTCACTATTGCGTTAATTACTTCTTATCTAGTAAGAAAAATTCCATGCATCAGAAAATATTTGTGATTCATGCCGCATATTTGTGTAACCACCCCGCCTATGCGGGGCATATCCTACACCACCAGCCGAGACAGTTCTAGCTTATTGAATCTTCTAGCAGGCAATGGCATGAGTACTATTATTCATTCCCTGAGCTTATGCGTGGAGACATGCCTGTTCCAGATTAAATATGGTGAAAATGATGACTAATTTATAAAAGCACCCATCCTCAGCTTACCAAGGATGTAACATAGAGACAATGAAATAAAATAGGTTGCAAATGCTGATATAGGGATAAAGTAATAGGCGTTATTGTTGTCTATGGGGGTTCCAAATTTTACAATAAGGTAGATAAACATTAAATGACTTAGGTATATTCCGAATGTATATCTTGATTGATAATATATCAAGCCACTAAGAAATTTTCCTTTTATATTGATATTATGCAATGAAAGGAATATGGAAATAGACGCTACACAAACCATAGTTGAGGAGTTTGTGTAGTACCTAGTATCATGTAATCCTTTGGTGTCAAAAAGATATTTGGTAAAAATTAGAATTAGAATTGAGGTTATGATAAAAGACGCAAATGCAGCAATCCTGATCCAGCGATGTTTTGGCAAATCAGCCAAGAGAGACCCAATAAAAAAGTAGCCTTGATACAACCCAATGGTTGAAACGTCAAAATATTGATTAAGTGATAAGCCGTAGCCTTTGAGGGAAGGAGAAACTATGCATGATATAAACCATAATACTGAAACGTAGATTTTTAACTTTAAATTGGAGTTTTGATAAACAAAGCATAAAATTGGAATGGTAACGTATACCCCTATTAGGGCATACAAATACCATAAATGACCAGCCGCTGGTTTTATAATTAAGTTGGTGAATGATACCGATGATCCGTAAAGTAAGAAAAAAAATATTAAATAAATTACAGACCAGAACACAAGAGGGATTAGTATCCTAATAATCCTTCCTTTGATCGACCTAAAATCATACCTAGCCTTACAAAGTAATGCGCCTGTTATCATGAAAAATAATGGTACGCAAGTTCTAGTGAAGCTTTCGTAAAGGTTTGCTGCATTCCAAATGAATCTATCTGAACTACTAAAAGCGTTCGAAGAAACGTGGAGAATTATAACCATGAAAATAGCTATGACTTTTATAAGATCTAACGATTCGTTTCTTTTTTTTATAAGATTGTTAATGATATTAACCTCATGAAAATAACCCCCCGCCTATGCGGGGCATATCCTACACCACCAGCCGAGACAGTTCTAAAGCTTTACGTTAATTTTATTGAAAACCTTTTCTATGCCTTTCTCGTACTCTTCCTTATTTTCACTCATTGCGGCCACACCAAGCAATTTACCAATATGCTGACGAAGGGCTTTAACCCCTATCTCTGACAAAAAAAGGTGCAACTTATCAGACTGCTTGCCGTTCTCGTCCCGACTTGCACGTATTTGATCAAGTATTTTGCCCTTACTCTTTGCCAGTGGCACATAAATCTGCATATTCGTTAACTGACCAAATCTGATTGGCCTTCCTTTTTCTGGCCTGTTGAGTCCATACAATCTGTACCACTCTTCGTAAAGCTCGTCTGGGAACTCTCTTTCATACTGCCTAGCTTCTTCTCTCACAAAGGCTTTAAACGCATCTATTACTTCTTGAACCTCTGGCCTATAACCCGCCAAAGCATATACTAGCCCTTTAATGCCAGCCTTAGCTGAAGCATTTATTAGTTTTTGAGCCGCATCTGCTGCCGATATTCTAGATTGAGGTAGTACACCTGCGTTTTTTGCTTCAATAAGCGCTTTCCCAATATCAACTATCACATCTATATCAAAACCGTGGGCATTATTGATGTTTTTGGACTGCCCACTAAATTGAAAATTAAAAGGATTTTCAATTTTTAGCATTAAATTGGGACCACCAAACTCCTTCATGTAGCCAGCACTGAGGAGCTTATCTACATCCCTCGCAAAGGTTCCTATGCTCAAAAGTTGAGCAAGGCCAGACTTTGTGACTACTGCTGTTTTTGCCTCGTCGCTAAGAACATAGCATTCCGCATCTATGCCGAACTCATCTTTGAAGTTTCCCATATGAGTTGCTTTAAGAGGCTTATCTTTCCATCTTGCGCGGGCAGCCTTTTTTGCTATTATTTTTCTTTGCTCGCTCGTTAGGGATTCAGAACGTGATATACCGCCCTTAGCTTTTCCTGATGTGGCTTTCTCTTTATCTGACATTATGCAAGCACCATTACTATTAATAATGCTTGCATTATATACTGTATAAATAAACAAGCAAGCATTGAATTTAATTTATGCATGCATTATTTGATGATATTAATATCAAATCCCAAGACCCACCAGTCGAGACAGTTCTAGCTTATCTCTGACCCCGTTAAAATAAAATTTATTACAATAATTAAAATTAATTTGAATCAAATAGTTGTAAATTGTCAATAGATTTTATAACTAAAGGTATTGACTTAATTTCTTTCTTTTGGCATAGTTGTTGATATTGAGAAATAACTGGTTTTATATACAGTACTTTTATTTAAAGGAGGCATTACATGGCTTACTCTGCTATAGCGATTGCTAATGCCTTTATTGAAAGAGGTATTAGGGGTGAGATTCCCGACTTGACCCCTATGAAAATTCAGAAGCTGCTTTTTTACACGCAATCTTGGCATCTCCGCAATAACAATGGTAGAAAGCTGTTTTCTGATGATTTTGAGAGATGGCCTTATGGTCCTGTTATACCATCTATTTACCACGAGTTAAAGCCGTACAGATTTAATGCAGTGGGGAATAAAATTTCAAGATTAATACAGGGCTCTGACGGTCAGAAGATAGTTATACCATATGTTAATTCTGAGGATAATTCTTCCAGGGAATTAATAGACAAGATCTCCAGAACTTATGGAAAGTTGTCTGGACCCAAATTATCTGAAATGACCCATGCCAAAGGTTCAGCTTGGGATCGTTGTGAGTATGAGGGTGGGGTTATTTCTGTAGAAAACATGGCAAGGTATATCCATCCTGAATGACAATAAATTCTTTCGATAAAAATCCATTTTTCACTGAATCAGATGTTCCAACAGGTACCTCAATTGACAGTCTTGAGGATATGCCTCCCATTCAACAGCAGGGAGGTTTTTCTGATGTGCTAAAAATCCAAGATGTTTTGGATCGTGAGGCAGATCGTAAATTACGAGAACATTTTGGCGGAAAGTCTTACAAACTTGCTAAAAAAACCTTATATGGTTGGGCTATCGTGGTAGGATTTTACGGGTTTTTTAACCTGTTTAACAAACAGATATTCCCTGTTGAGTCGTTTATTGCAATCACTACTGCCGTCACCCTTAACGTATTTGCTGCCTTCCTTGGCGTAATACGAGGTTTGTTTCCTTCCAATAAATCTTAAATACTCAATATTCCAAGTTCTCGCTTATCCCACTTTTCTAGCATTAATTTCCCTTCACTTTCTCTTTTTTGTATCTCAAGAAATTCTAGCCGCATATCGTTTAGTATTGGAACCATATCCTGTCTTTTCCTGACTACCAGTCCGATAACTTGCTTTTCAAAGTCATACATCGCGTTGTGAGTAGCTGCTGTTATTTTCATGATTCGCTCAATCTCTTGATTGATTGCAGGGATGTCATCGATAGTGAAGGGTTGAGGGGAAGTGCGACCAGTCACAGATCTTAGCGATTTCCAGATCGCACTAGACCAGCTTTGGCTGAATTTCATGTTGTGTGATGCACACCAGACAAGTCGTTTAACTTGCTCTTGCTGCTTGTTGCTGAGTGGCTCGCTGGTGGAGTACTTTGCTTGACGTCCGTGATTGATTAGCTGTTTTTCACAGTCGATGAAATAGCGTCTAACCTCCCTACCTTTTTCATTACGCTCAACCATGGCTAACTCTTTGGCGGTATCTAAAGTGAGGTGATACTCTTTCTTTTTCCTGCCAACGGTTTTCCCCGAATTTGGGGAAAATACGATGTAGTCTAGGTTTATAGTAAATCCATACTCGGAAATTCGGTCATTAATCCATGTGGAAAAGTCACGGCGTACCCCTAAAAACTGGTGTAAGTCACGAGCATTACAAAGTAGTGAGGTTTCGTTTGATATACATCCGACAAAGACGGGGATCAGTTGATTATTCAT